CTTGGCTGAGAGCTTGACGAGCGGGTCGTGATAACTTTCGCCGCTCAGAATGCGTTGAATGAGCGCGCCATTCTCCGCATCGCTCGGGGTGTCCGTAGCGCGTGGCGCCACAGTCGCGACTCGCGCTTGAACTGCGTCGAGGTCGAGCCCGAAGACCGCGAGCGCATCCTCGAGCGTGTAACGAGCATTCGGATTCCACTGCACCATGCGCACCGGCGTGTTGCGTCCGCCCTTGCCGTTGGTGCCCACCGGAACACGGCAATAACGCACCGCGTTATTACCTGACGAATCGGCGCGTATTAGTCGCGCGTCCGCCATCGCCTGCATGACGGCGTCGATCAGTTTCGCGTTCCGTGTCGCAGAATCTGTTTCATCGAGCAGCACGCCGATCTGGTGATTTCCCGGCGAAGTCTCGATGACAAAGCTCGGCGTGCCGTTTAGTTCGTTCGGATCTGCGTCGTCCGCCACGAGCACCGCGAGCGAGTCGAAGCAATTCTTTGATCTGCGCGGCTTGCCTTCGCCCATCGCGAGGCGCGCAACAGAGTAATAATTGTTGTCGTCAATTCTCTTGTCGATCAGTAGCCGCTGATTGGCCGTTGCAAGCCAAGGCTGCCCAGCCCAGGCGTCAGCTGTGACACCATTCGGATCGCCACGAAAGCAAGCAATCCAGCCGTAAATGCCGGCGCCAAGTGGGCCGTAAACGGCCTCGAGAAATTCTGAATTTGTAACCATGCCCGCCCCCGCGGAAAATTATTTCGGCAGGTTGACGAGATCGCCAAGGCGCAGCTTGATGCGTTCCTTTTTTGCGTGTTCAAGAATTGCGGCCCAGTGCCGCTGCGGGACGTGCCCACCCGTGCCGCGCTTTTCCGGCGGCATCATCCAGCGCGATACGGCGCTTGGATTAAGTTGCAAGACGCGTGCGGTAGCACGCACGCCGCCTAATTTGGCGACGACTTCTTTGGCTGGAGATAGTTGCGACATGGATTGTTTTTCTCGGTGGTGGGTTGCGAGTTGTGGCGGAAGGTGCAATACTGATGTGGAATTGTCAACACACTGTTGACAGGCAAACGAGGTAACGAGGCAAACATGACTGCTCAGAAGGTGAATACGAAATGGTTCCGCGAACGGCTCGCCGAGCGCGACATGTCGATGCGCCGGCTGGCGAAGCTGCTCGAGCTCGACCCGAGCGCGGTTTCTTTGATGCTGCGCGGCAAGCGCACGATGACCGCCGACGAGGCAAACCGTATCAGCGGCCTGCTCACGGTCCCGGTTACCGAGGTTCTGGCGCAGGCCGGCGTACCGATTGAAGAGGACGCGCGCAGCTTCCCGGTCAAGGCCTGGGTCGACGCCCGCGGCGCACTGCACACGATCGCGGCCAAGAACGCCAGGCGCGTGACGGCGCCGCGCGACGTGCCAGGCGCCGGGCTTGCGGTACAGATCCGAGCCGCGGATCTCGCGAGCGACGGCTGGGTGCTGTTCTCGGGTGCGTTCGACAGCCGCGTCGAGTCGTTTATCGACCGGCTTTGCATCGTCGAGCTCGCGGGAAACGGCCACATGGTCGGCACGCTCAAGCGCGGCTACGACGACGAGAAGTTCAACCTGGTGCCGTTTACTGGCGCGTCGGCGATCGACAACGCCGCCGTCAAAGCCGCGGCGCCGGTGTTGTGGATTCGCCCGGTATAACCGGGCCCTTTTGTCATATGTGTTGAGATATTCGCATTGTCCGGTTATATTCCCACCGCCCCCACCACGAGGCTCTCCAAATGACCGCAGAAAAACTCGCGGCAGAGTGGCTGCTCGCTAAGCGACAGGAACTCGAAGCCGCTTCACGCCGACTCGAAATCGAACAAGACCTGCTGAAGATGCTGCCACACAAAGAAGAAGGCAGCGCCACGACCACGCTCAGCAACGGGTTCCGTTTTAAGGCGACAGGCAAGCTCAGCTACAAAGCTGACGTAGACAAGCTGCTTGCACTGACGGCCGCCTGGCCCGAGAAGCCAGTCAAAACAAAAGTCGAAGCAGACGAGGCGCTGCTGCGGGCGATTCGTACCGATCGTCCAGATCTTTGGCGCCAGATTGCACCGGCGATCACCGTGAAGCCGGCAAAAACTTACATCGTTATCGAGGAACCTGCGAATGGCCTTTGATCTCAAAAGCATCAAGAAGAACACGTCGATTGCCGCGCCGCGCGTGCTCGTGTATGGCGTTGAAGGTATCGGCAAATCGACTTTTGCTGCAGGCGCACCTAACCCAGTATTCATTCAGACTGAAGACGGTTTAGGTTCGCTCGCCGTAGATCATTTTCCGATTGCGACTTCGGTCACGGATGTGCTGGAAGCCGTTGGCACACTTTTCACGAACGATCACTCGTTCAAGTCGGTTGTAATTGATTCGTTAGATTGGCTCGAGACGCTGATCTGGCGCGACATCGAAAGCAGCTACGACGCGAAAGACTTAGCCTACGGAAAAGGCGCGATGATAGCTGCTGATAAGTGGCGCGAAATTCTGGATGGCCTGACTGCCCTGCGCAACGAGCGCGGGATGGCCGTCGTGCTAATCGCGCACACGGAAATCAAGCGATTCGATTCACCTGAGACCGAGCCTTACGATCGGTATCAGCCGAAACTGCAGGCCCGCTCAAGCGCGCTTGTGCGCGAATGGTGCGATGCAGTGCTTTTCGCCAACTACAAAACACTAATCAAAAAGGACGACGTTGGTTTCAATAAAACTGTTTCGCGTGGGATCACGACGGGCGAGCGTTTGCTCTTCACGTCAGAGCGCCCCGCATACATGGCAAAGAATCGATATGGCCTGCCTGAGAGCATCCCGCTCTCCTGGGAGGCCTTCGAGTCCGCAATCGCAAACTAAACACTGTCGGGAGCAAAAACATGCCTTCATTCCAATTCGATGCCGCCACCCACGTCGCACCGCCGGCCCCTAGCCGGGAGCCGTTGCCGCGGGGGATGTACCAGGTCATCGTCATTGAGTCCGCTATCAAGCCAACTCTGGCTGGCACGGGCGAGTACATCGAGCTCACGCTGCAAGTGGTCGACGGCGAGTTCGCCGGCCGCCGCGTGTGGGACCGCTTGAACGTCAACAACCCAAACAAAACCGCCGAGGACATCGCCAAGCGCCAGCTGCAGGAGCTCTGCCTGGCCGCCAGCGTGGCGAACCTCACCGAAACTGAGCAGCTGCACGACATTCCGGTGCTCGCCGAGATCGACCTCGACCGCAAGGACCAGTCACGCAACCGCGTGATGGGGTACCAGGCGATCGGCGGCTCCAAACCTGTTGCCTCCCAGGCTGCGCGACCGGCAACCGCCAGCCCCCCCAATGCCAAACCGGCCGCGCGGCCCTGGGAGCGCAAGTAATGCCGCAAATTCCTGCGAGTCAGCACACCACCGGGGAGGCCGTCATTCGGTGGCGTGGTGCGCAATCGCAGGAACATCGCGAGCACTTGGGCGCGTCGCTGATCGGCCATGCATGCGACCGCCACATCTGGTACTCGTTCCGGTGGGCAAAGATGCCCACATGGGACGGGCGGATGCTGCGCCTCTTCGACCGCGGCAAGCGTGAGGAGGCAGTCGTTGCCGAGGAGCTGCGCGCCATTGGCGTTGAGCTTCATACGCACGACGGCGACAAGCAGATCGAGTGTCGCGACGACAGCGGCCACTTTGGCGGCTCCGTCGACGGCATCGGTCGTGGCTTCCCCGAGGCGCCCAAGTCCTGGGCGATCCTCGAGGTGAAGACGCACAGCGCGAAGAGCTTCACCGACATGAAGAAGCTCGGCGTCGCTGAAAGCAAGCCGCAGCACTACGCGCAGATGCAGTCGTACATGGGCCTGCTCGGTATCGATCGCGCGTTGTACTTTGCCGTGAACAAAGACAACGACGAGATATATACCGAGTGGGTGCATTTTGACGAGGACGCGTTCAAGGCGATGCAGGACCGCGCCAGGCGCATCATCAGCGCCAAGGAGCCGCCCGCTAAGCTCTCGGATGATCCTGCGCACTGGCAGTGCAAGGGCTGCTCGTTCTACTCGCTGTGCCACGAGCAGAAGGTCGCTGAGGTTAGTTGTCGAACGTGTTGCCATGCGTCACCTGTTGAGAGTGGAGCATGGCGCTGCGAACTTCACAGTGCGGAAAGACACAAAGGAGCGCAACGCGAGGCGTGCGACTCGCATTTGTTCATACCGCAGCTCGTGCCGTTCGGTGAGCCGATAGACGGCGGCGAGAACTACATTGAGTACCAGCACAAGCAAACCGGGCGCGTGTTCAAAAACGGCCCCGGTGGCTACTTGAGCAAAGAACTCGCGGTAAGCGTCGCCGAGATCGTGACCGATCCGACGGTCGAAGCGTTGCGCAGCAAGTTCAAAGCGACGGTCACCGAGTCATCGAGCACACCCCGCCGCGGCCGTGGCGCAAAGGTGGATCTATCGAAGTTTCCAAAAGCAAACGAGCCGTTCGTCGATGACGATCTGGACTCAGTGAATTGGACAGGGGAAAAGAAATGATGGTCGAAGAGTTTGATCTAGTGAAACGGCCGGCGCACTACGCGTCGACAGAGATCGAGTGTATCGACGCTATTCGCGCACAGCTGACGGTGTCCGAGTTTCGCGGATTCCTGCGCGGCCAGGTCGCCAAGTACAACTGGCGGCTCGGCTCAAAGGATTCGTTCGATCAGGACGCAGGAAAGCTGCTGTGGTACGCAACGTGGCTTGCCGGGAAAGACCCGCGTGAAGTCCAGTAAACCGCGCCCAAAACATCCGTGGCGCTCAACGTGGAGTGTTCGCAATGAAAAACTCAATCGAGACAATAGTGACCGCAGTCGTGTACACGGCGGTGATTCTGGGCAGCTGGGTGCTGGTAGCACTGGCCTCGGGAGTGTTCGTCGGCATCGCCCGCAAGGCCTATAACTGGGTCGTGTGATGGGCGGCCGCATGTCACGCAACAAGGGAGCTGCTGCCGAGCGCGAGCTTGCTGCGATCCTCTCTGACGAGCTCGGCTTTGTCGTCAAGCGCAAGCTCGGGCAGGCTCGAGACTCGGGCGATGACATACAGGTCGGCAAGTTCCGTATCGAGGCCAAACGTCGCGAGACGCTCGCCCTGCCCGCTTGGTGCCGGCAGATCGAGGAGCACTGCCAGCCGGGGGAGGTGCCGATCGTGGCCTACCGCCAGAACGGCCAGCCGTGGCGCATCGTGATGAAACTAGAGGACTTTTTGCCGCTGATGCGGGGCGAGTTGACTGATGGCTGAAGTGTTGAGAGAATCTCATCATCAAGTGCTAACCACACTCGATGACGCGGCGGGCCAGCTCGGTGTTAGCGTAAAGACGCTCCGACGACTGGTCGACAGGCGCGCAGTGCCGGCTTACAGGTTCGGCAAGGCGATCCGAGTCAATGTCGCGGAGGTTCTCCAAGCAACTAAACAGGAACCCAGCAAACCATGTCCATCAAGAAACGCGGCAACACCTGGCATATCGATATCGCGCTCCCGACCGGGGGCCGACTCCGGCAATCTGCTCAGACTTCTGATCGCAAAGCAGCGCAGGAACTCCACGACCAGCTGAAGGCGCAGCTCTGGCGCCAAGAGCAGCTCGGCGAGAAGCCGCTGCGCTCGTTCGACGAGGCGGCCGATAAGTGGGAGCTCGAGCACGCCGACGACAAGGCGATCGAGGACTACAAGCACCACCTCAAATTTTGGCGGCAGGCCTTCGCCGGCATGGCGCTGACCGAGATCACCCGCTCCAACGCCGCCGAGGCAATCGAGGCGCTCGTCACTCGCAAGAAGAAACTTGCGAGCGCCGGCACCAAGATGAACTACGTCATCACGCTACGCTCGGTGCTCAACACTGCGCTCAAAGATTGGGAGTGGATCGACCAGGTGCCGACGCTCAAGACGTACGGCGACAAGCAAAAGCGAAAGATGTCGATCGCGACGCCCGCCCAGGCGAAGGCGCTCATGGCCGTGCTGCCCGAGCAGCTGCGCGCTCCGATCGCGTTCGCGTTTATGACCGGGCTGCGCAAGTCGAACGTGTTCGGGCTTGCCTGGGACCGGGTCGACCTTGAGCGCTCGATTGCGTGGGTGCAGCCGATCGACACCAAAGCCGAGAACCTGATCGTGTGCCCGCTGAACTCGGCCGCCAAGGCGCTGCTCGAGGCTCAGCCGCGGGTGGCGGGCGAGAATCGGGTGTTCCCGGTCGAACCGCCGTGCTGGCATCAGTGGAACCGCTACACCAAGCGAGCCGGGCTGCCAGCCGGGTTTCGGTTCCACGACATCCGGCACAGCTTCGCCAGCTGGCTTGCCCTGGACGGGACCGATCGCAAGACGCTGCAGGAGCTTGGCGGGTGGAAGTCGCCGCAGATGCTCGAGACGTATGTGCACCTTCCGACCGAGCACTTGGTGCAGGCGTCCGAGAAGCTCGCGGCACGCCTTCACTAAGTCACGGCACAATTACGGCACAATCGTCTTTTTCTTAGCCCCAGGCACCGCTCGTAAGTGCCTGATTTAGTTGGTAGCGGGGGTAGGATTTGAACCTACGACCTTCGGGTTATGAGAAGGTACCAGCCCCCAGACAAATCAGCAAGTTGCTGATTTTCTTGGACTGCGTTGGTCCCCGCTACCCCTCTTTTTCCCAATCCACGGCACAAATACGGCACAACACGTCACGCCGCCTTTTTGCCGACGCGCTGCCCGCGGAACCAGGCGTCGCCGTCGTGGACCACGCACAGCTCAGGCTCAAGCAGCCGCCCCTTGTGGTACGTCAGCACGACGAACCCTGACGCCCAGTTGAGCGGCCCGGCCTCCGTATAGGCGAACTGGGGCCCTTTCGCCTCCGCGAGGCTCCCAGTGTCCACCCCGTACCGACGGCCCCTGTAATCGCCCCAGGGTGTGTATTGGAGCTTGTGCAGGTGGCCGTGCACATAGTGCACCCCCGACTTAAGCGTCGAGTTGTACGCGGCGTGGATTCCGCCGCCGACCGGCCGGTGCCGGATCACGGTCCAGCCATCCGTGCCGCCGTTGAGGTGCACCGCCCACCCGGCGCGCCAGCGCGGCAGGTAGTCGATCAGGGTCGCGCCAGACATCTCCTCGAGCTCGGGCGCGTTCGCTGCCAGGTAGTTCTCAAACCGCGCGTCGTGGTTGCCAATCGTGCGAATGAGCTGTGCCTTGCCGGCCGCCCGCTCAATCTCCGCGCACCGATCCTGCACCGCGTGCAGCTCGTCCTTTAGGTGAGGCTGCTTCTCCCACATGATGCGCGGATGGCGCGAGATCTTGGCGCCGTCGAGGATGTCGCCGTTGAGGATCACCGCAGCCGGCTTTAGTTCCTTGGCGAGCTGGCAGAAAGCTTGGTGTGCCGGCGTCACGAGGCCGGGCCAGTAATGCGCGTCAGAGCCGACCAGCACGACGCCGTCTTTGACTGCGAGCGGCATCTCGCGCTCGTAGTCGCGGGCGCGGGCCGCGGCAGTTGCCTGCAGCGCCTGGCGGAGCTTGCCGTTTCGGCCGCCGCTCAGCCTTTGGTTATCGCTCTCGAGCACGACGCCATACTTAGCCTCGATGGTTTTGCGGCGGCTATGCACGTTACGCGCATCGACGCCGATCGCTCGCGCGACCTTGGTAGGCTCTCGATACGTTTGCCAAATTTGTATGAATTCCTGGTCGGATACCTTTGCTGCCGGCATCTACTCCTCGAACGTCGTTAACGCTTGCTGTAGAAGAAGTCCGAGCTGATCGACGAACACTTCGTCGTGGCTCAATTCGTGCGACATGTGATCGAGCATCGCGTGCACGAGCTCGTGAGTGAACACGGCCTGCAGCTGCGTCTCGATGGGGTTTGACAGCAGGTCGATGCGGAGCTTCTCAGGCTCCCACATTCCGACCACGCCCTTGCCGTGGCGCCATTTCGACCGCGGCAGGATGCGCACCGTGATGACATGCCCAAGTAGCTGGAAGCGCTTGGGGATGCCGGTGCGCTTCATAACAGCGCGGCCTCAGCCTTTCGCCGGCGCACTAGGCCGGGCAACACTCGCCCGCCGCCTCGTACCCAGCGCATGAGCTGCTCTTTCGCGCCCTGCCAATCACCCTGATTGATTCGTCGACGCAGCGTGCTTGTCTGCAGGCGCCCGACGCCGAGGTTGTACGCAAAGTCGACAACCGCGTTGAGTGCCTGCGGGTGCGAGATCAACGACGGGCACGCGCGCAGCACGCCTGGCAAGAACTCACGCTCGAGCTGCCAGCGAAGGATGTCTTCCGCCTCGGTGCGCGTGATTGGCGGATCGTCGAGCTTTACCTTTCGCCCGTCGGGGTAGCGCGTGCTGCCATAGCCGATCGTTTCGACTCCGGCCGGGCACAAGTAGCTCTTGCTTCGGAAGCCTTCAAACTCCTTGCACAATGTGGTGGCGAGCTCGAGATCCATCACAAGCCTCGACGCGAGAGAGTCCTATCAAGGAACCAGTAGTTAAGCGTGCCGGCAACGAGCGCTGCGAAGTCCGCGGTCATCATCGCCTTGAACACTTCGATTGGCGCTGAGCCTGCATACGAAGCGTTGTACGCATACCAGACGTGCACGAACGACCAGATGAAGAGCACCCAGTAGGTGATCACCGGGCGCACGCTCGCGGAGAGCGCTGCCGCCCAGCCGCCCGCGGCCTTGGTCATTTCGGTCTGCTGCTCGATCGCTGACTTGAACGCGCCGATCACGCCGACATCGAGGTCGGCCTGGTGCTGAGCGCGGATCTCGGCCATCTTCTGCGCGCCGCGCTGCGCCTCGAGCTTGCACTGCTCTTGGAACATTGCGAGCTCGTGCGTGCGCTCGTTCTTCCGGTCAAACGCTTTCAGAAACTCCGGCACTAGGCGGAAGACGCCGCCCAGCACGGAGCCGACAACGCCACCGCCCAGCATCTCAATCATTTCAAAACTTCCCGTCCTGACACGAACATGAAAACGCCGACAGTTGCGACGCCGATAATCCAGATGATTTTCTGCGCGACTGATTTGCCGATCTGCGAATAGACCTTCTCAATGGCCTTATCCGCAGCACGTTCAGCGATATGCTCAATTTCGGCTTCTGTCAGCTTGTCGGTCATCTCATCAGCCCTCTATTGCGTTACTGTCACCGCCTTTGCGTTTTCTCAACACTCAGCCCACAACCCACGGCAGCGGCTTGCTGACGACGGGCGGGTTAATTCTTTCGTTTAACTCGAGCCGCACGTTTGCTTCCACACCGGCCTTATCGACGCCGTTGGCGTAGCACCAGCTCAGCACCTGCGCTTCCGTAAGCTGATCGTACGGAGTGAACGTCGAACCAGGTGCCGCGAATGAAGCGGTGCCGTAGTTGCTCAGATAGATGTCGCCAGACTCTCCGACGCAACGCCACGCTGCCGTCACGACAACGTCGGTGTGGGAGCCTTGCTGCGGCTTGACGGTCAAGCTTTCGATTTTCCAAGTAATCACGCTGGTACCTCCGCGCTTTCAATCCAAGATAAAGTTGCTTCGTCCCAGTGATACATCTTTCCGTCGTCGGGATATGGCACTGGCGCGTACCACTGCGCTGTTTCTTCATTGAGCAGCCAAGACGGAAACGGAGAGGGAGGCACAAACGCGTCAAGGTCTTCGCGGTAGGTGAAGCCGATCCCCGCGTAGTTTTTGCGCATGTTCCGGTTGTATGACGTTTGCTTCCACACCGTGTCTGCGCCAAAGAGCGACTGACAAAACTCCACGCCGCGCTGCTCTGACTCAACGCCGTTCTCGTCAAGCAATTCCGCATTCGCCACGACGATAACCTGCGTGACGACGTTGTTTTCATCAAGCTGTGCAAAGTGAGCCATGCAGATACCTTAGAAAGTGATCGAGCCGGAGCCGGTGAACTTGTACGTGCGGTAGCCGCCCGAAACAGTCACTGTCGGAGAGCCGGTCGTTGAGACGGCAGCCGGATACGTGCTGGCATAACGAATGATGACTATGCCGGAGCCACCGCCACCGCCTTCGGTGCCGCTGTTGGCCGTGCCACCGCCGCCGCCACCGCCGCCGCTGCCTGTGTTGGCAAATGCAGCACCGCCGCTCTCGTCGGCAGCACCGCCGTGGCCTCCCGTTGGAATGCCAGGAGTGCCGCCAGAGGATGTTCCACCGGCACCGCCACCCGCAGCGTACGTCACGCCGTCGAACGTCAAGCCAGCGCCGCCGTTACCGCCGCCGCCGGAGCCGTTGTGATTGCCACCGGCACCGCCCGCGCCACCGCCACCGCCGCCTGCGGAGTAACTGCCAATGTTGTACAGGCCAGTGCCGCCTGCGTTTCCTTGACCGGAAGTTCCGGCTGCGCCGCCTTGCCCGCCCAAGTCCTGATAACCCGCGCCACCGCCGCCCGATCCGCCGGTTAACGCGTTGCCGTTCCAGCCCGCGCCACCACCCCCGCCCGTTGAGGTAATTGTCGATGACCCGGAGATAGACGAGTTAGAGCCTGAGTTGCCGCGAGCATACACACCAGCGTAGGAGCCGCCAGCGCCGACCGTGACCGTGATTGCTGACCCTGCAACGACGGCAAACCCAGTTGCCGTACGATAGCCGCCACCACCACCGCCACCTGCCGTCGCCCAAGTTGATCCTGCGCCACCGCCACCACCACCGCCTGCCACAACAAGATATTCGATAGACGGCGTGACGGCAGACTTGCCCCACAAGTTGCTCATCGAGATAGCACCAGACGGCACGCCTGCGAGCGTGCGAACGGCTGTTTCTCCAAGCGATGTAGTGGCGTTAGCCGCCCGGCTAAGTTCGACGGCAACCTGAGACAGAGAAATTTGTCCTGACGTTGGGAGTGTCATTACTTCGCCGCCTTCAAAGCCTCAACTTCAGCCTTCAACTCCTTAATCGCCTCGATGAGCAACGGCACCAATCGCTCGTAGCGAACGGTCTTGTAATGCTCACCCGACTTAGAGACTTTGTTCCCGCTCTCATCGACGGTTAAGTCGAACGGCGCAGCAGTGACGACATGCGGCAGCACTGCCTCAACTTCTTGAGCGGAGACACCAACCTGCTCTGCGTCGCTGTCGTAGCCGTACTTCTTCGCCGTCTCGTTCTCGACGTAGACGTAGCCGTTCAGCTTCGACACCTTGTCCAAGGCGTTGGTAATAGTTCCCTTAAAGTCCTTCAGACGAGCGTCGGAGTAGTAGGCCGTGATGTTGCCCGTGGCATAAATTCCGCCTGCGCCAGGGTCTGCCGCTGTCCCAACGCTTAATCCAGCGTTAACAGTTACTCTGGTCGTTGCGTTTTGCTGAAGCGCGATTGATGATCCATTTACGAACAGCGACTGGTATGCAGTGTTATTTCCAAGCGCCGCATCTAAGCAAACAGCGCCAGAACCACGCTCGCGCATCAAAAGTCTTTGGTTTGATCCAACCAGTACGTCAAGTTTGCAGGTAGGTGTTGTTCCAATACCGACGTTGCCGGAGGAGTCAATACGCATCCGTTCGGTGTTGCTCGTACCAAGAAGCAATGCGTTTGCGTCAGTTGCGTAAACTTGAAGATCGCTGTTTTCTGACGATATTTTTGCAACGCCAGCGGAACTACGCGCAGCAAAATGGATTCTTTCGGTGCCGGTGGTGTTAGTAAATCTGGCGTTTTCTCCAGATGTTACCGTCACCATAAACCTAGAGTTAGGCGAAGCCGTCCCAATACCGACGTTGCCCGACGAGTCGATGCGCATACGCTCTGCGCTGTTAGTCGCAAAGCGCAGATAGCCATTGCGCGACTGCCAGACATCCATGTTGGTACCGTCGTGCAGGATGTATCCGGCCGCGGTGCCGCCGACGCCCATGCCGTAGATAGCCTGGGAAGAACCCTGCACTTCTACGATGCCGCGGTTAGCCGTTGGAAAGAGCTCGTTAACTCCGCCAACCAACAGGCTACCGTTGGCGTTTAGGGTCATCGCCTGCGTATATGTAATCGTGTTGCCTGCGGTGCCCGTCGGCGCGGTATACCAGACATGAGCGTTGCCACTAATAGCGTACTTTCCTGCGGTGCTGCTGTTTTTGTATATGTCTACAGCAGACCCGTTGATGTACGCGTTATTGGCAACCTCAGTCCACGCAGCGCGCGCAGTAATCGATCCGTAATTTCCTGCGCCGCCGAAGTCGATGCCTTTCTGATATGACACCCACGCGCTAGGCGTAACGCCGACACCGACGTTACCGCTGTCGTCGATCACAGCTCCGCTGTTTTGAATGACCTTGCCCGTCGTGCCGTCGTACCGTGCAATCGCGTTGTCAGTGGCAGAGGCCGGGCCTTGTACATACGTCGTCGCCGGCAGGTACGAGGCAAGCCACGCAGAGCCGCTGTAGACGCGCATCTCGTTGGCGGCGGTGTTGAAGTACAACGCGCCAGTGATGAGCGGGTTGCCGTCGTTGTCCACGGTCGGATCAGACGCCTTCGCGCCAAGGTACCGATCATCGAACGAGTCGAAAGACGCAGCCGCCGCGTTAGCAGACGACAAGGCGTTGTTCTCAGATGTCAGCGCATTAGACGCACTAGTCGAGGCAGCAGACGCGCTAGACGCAGCAGCAGCAGCAGACGCCGCCGCCGAAGTCGTGCTGCCAAAGATGCTATCGACCTGGGCGATGGTGTAGGCATCCGAGATGCCGTAACCAGCCAGCGTCGTCGGGTTGGTGCCTCCCGTCACGCGCCCGTACGCGTCGACCGTCACCGACTTGTAGGTGTTAGCAGCAACGCCCGTCGTTGCCAGATCGATGTCGTCCGCGTTGACGACGATGCGCGAGGCAGACGCCGTGCCGACGTTGAGCGTGTTGCCAGTCTTGGTAAGACCCGCGCCAGCAGTAATCTGCCCTGCGCCGGAGAACTGCACCCAGGTGACAGCCGTCACGCCAAGTGTGCCACCCGGTGATATCGAGCAGACCCAGCCGCTGTCGTCGTTGGTCGTACCGCCTTCGACAAACACAAACGCCGAGACAAGCTCGTCCCAAGTGTTTGCGTCACTCGAGCGACTCCACGTGCCAGCCGCAGCGACGTAGATGCCGTTTTCGGCAGCAGCCGTCTGGTTCTTCACCAACACGCGCTGGCCGGCCGTAACGGCGACGCCGTCGATGGTCTGAGTACCAGACAGCGCGATGTTGGCCGTCGTCGCCGCGACGCACGACGCCTTGGCATCTAAGCCCTGCGCCACTTGGTCGACGTATGCCTTGTTGGCGGCATCGCTGTCGGCAGTCGGCGCAACGAGGTTGGAGATGACTCCGCTCGTCATGTCGAGGTTGCCGTTTATCGTGACGTTGTTGAACGTCGAGGTTCCGCTTACGGCGGTGACGTTACCCGCCACATCGCCCGTCACGTTGCCGGTGACGTTACCCGTCACGTTACCCGTGACGTTGCCGGTCAAAGTGCCAGTGATGCCGCTGTTGGCGTTGACGGTCGTGAAGTTACCCGCCGCGCGGTTCACAGCACCAATCGTCACGCCATTGATCGTACCGCCCGTCGCGGTGATGGCATCGCCCAGCGAGGCCGCGCCAGTGACGGTGAGGTTGGTGAAGGTGCCAGCCGCAGGCGTCGTGCCGCCAATGGCGGTGTTGTTGATCGTGCCACCCGTAATCGTGGCGTTGCCATAAACCCCACCCGTCGCGGTAATCGCACCAGTAACGGCCAAAGTTCCGCTGAGTGTGGTGTTTCCAGTCACCCCCAACGTGCCGCCGACGGTCGTGTTGCCGGTGACGCCAAGAGTGCCGGAGAGGGTCGTGTTGCCCGTGACGCCGAGGGTGCCACCAACAGTGACGTTGCCTTGGGCGGTCAGCGTGCGGCCGGTTGGAATCAAGACGCCGTTGGCGCTGTACTGCAGGACGCGGGTGCCGAGGACGGTGCCCCAAAACTCGCCGCTGCCGCTGCGGTAGAAACCGCTCGAGGTCTCGTTAAGCCAGGAGATGCCGGGCGTAGCCTGAGCGCCGTCAGCCAGGCGGAACGGCGCGAGCATGCCGCCCTCGCCCGTACGCGACAGGGAGTCGGTGAGCTCGGTAGCTATGTCCTCAAGCGTGGTATTTGCCCAGTCCGCTTCGATGACTGTACCCGGCTCAACCGGGTTGCCAGAGGGCAGCGTGTATACACCAGATCCATTTCTAGGCATTACCGTCTCCTATCAATTCGCGGCCGTGCTGGCACTGCCACGCAGCATGTTCAAAAGTACGCTCTGCTCAGGCGACAACGGCTGACCCGATCGCTCAAGCCGCTCCAGGATCTGCAGCAGCTCGTCAGGGTTCTGCAGCGCCTCCGCCAACGCCCGGTCGCGATTGCGCGCCGCCACGTCTTTAAGCGCCGACAATCCAAGCCGTGCCGCCCAGGTGGGAGCTCCTGCCGCCCCCGCGATTGCGTCGCCGACCTGGCCTGCCGCTTCGGCAGCGATCGTGTCGCTCGCGGTGTTGCTACCACCACCTGCTGTCGCTGTCTTCGCAACACGCTGGGTGATATTTTGCCGTCGAAGCGCTTCAAGTACCACATTCAGCCGAGCCTCAGCGCGAGGCGAGAGCTGCGAAGCGCCGGCCTTGTCTCGAGCGCGACTCATTGCACGCCCGAGCCCTGCCTCCGTGATCTTTGGAATATCGCCAGCGGCGTCGGCAGCGACGCCCAAGACACGGCCCGTTGCCGGGTCGTAGAACGCGGCGCGCACGCGGCCCGCGGCCTTGCTCGCATCGACCATGCGCGAGCGGCGCGCGTAGGTGTCGACCACTGTTTGCCACTTGCCGTCGGTCGCGCGGTTGAGGATGTCGTCGACCTGGCCCATCGTCGCAAGACGTGCGGCCGAATCGCGAGGCGCCGCCGACAGCGCGTTCGGGTTCATGGGATTAAACCGAGCACTGAGGTTGGCGCGGATTTGCTGCAAGTGCGCCGGGGTGTACTCGGCGCCGGCCGCCGTGACGCGATCGATATCGTCCGAGATCGCCTTCAGCATGCCGCGCACGGTCGGGTTGCTTGCCTCTGCCCCCAGCATCGCGTCGTCGAGGAAGTTACGGAACTGAGCGAGGTCGCCGGCGAACTGGCCGAGGTCAGCTCCCTGCTGAGCGTCAGCCCAGTTTTCATTCCAGAGCCGCGAGCGCGTCGCGCGGCGAGAGGCGAGCACGTCCGCGTCGCGCGTGGCGCGGCCAACCTCGTCCGCAACCGTGCGAGCCTGGTTGAGGTCGAAGTCGTACCAATTGGAGGCGTCTCGAGCGCGGCTGCCACGCTCCAGGCGGGCAAGATCCGCGCTGTCGAGCTGTGCCGCCGTAGAGAGCGGGATCGGGCTTTGAGTGCGATTGCCGCGCAGCTGCGACAGCGTGCGCCGCAATACGCTCTGGCGAGCCGCTGCGTCCGCGCCCTCACCGGCGAGCTCATCAACGACGCGCTCAGCCGCGCGGTCGCCACCGCCAGAGGCGGTCGTGACCCGGCGTATGGAGTTGACGCCAAGCCCCGCCAACGGGAGCAGGGTTCCGTAACCCGCCCCCTCAAGGGCGTTCTGCGTGGCGCTTTCGCCTTCCGCAGTCGGCCGTAGAGCCCCGTACGTTCCGCCTGCGAGCAGCGAGTCACCAACCAGGCCTGCGCCACCGAGGCGCGCCGTGGTCGTCGCTGCAGGCGCCAACGTGCGCCCCGTGCGAAATGCTTGATACGCACGCGGCAAGAAGGTGCCAGCGCGAGCCGCGGTGTTGGCGAATGCGCCGACCGGGATCGCCAGCGTCGGAGCGATGTTGCCGGCGACCTGAGAAACCTTTCCACCAGCGGTGTTAGCCGCCAGCGTCTCCGCTAGCGCACGTTCGTCGGCGACCCGCTTACGCATCTGCGCTTGGCTATCGTCGCTGCCGAACATATCCGTCAGTCGCTGCTGAGCGCCTGTTAGCAGCTCCTGCGCTCCGGCGCCTACATTAAGCAGTGTCTTTGGCAGCCAAGACATTTCTTTGAGCTTGGCTCCGGCCATGCTCTGCATCGTGTTGCGACGCCACTCGTCGGTGAGCTTTGGCGCGTCGTACTTCTGTAGCATTCGCGTCAGCTCATCTCGAGTGATCCCGTCTGGTACTCCCTCGACGATCGTGCCGTCAGGCATTTCGACATCGATTGGCATTACTGCAGATCCTCATACCGTACGCGACGATTGCCGCTCGCAGGCTGCCCACCGCCACGGTATGCCGGGTTGACGATGACAGCCGCAGGGTCTAGCCCTCGCGTCTGCGCGAGCTGCGTGTACTGCTGCGCGACCATGCCGATTTTTGCCTCGGCTGCGCGCTGATACAGCTGCGCGAGTGCATTGATCTGGTTGATCGCGTCGACGTTGAGCGGCTTTCCTTCAAGAAGGTTTGCCATCAGGTTTTTAGCTCGCCCCTCAAGCCCCTGCGCCTTCACGACGCGATCGAACTCGCCTTCGCGAACCACCGAGCCTGGGTCGAGGAACTTGTTGAGCAGAATCACAAGCGACTGCTGAGGAATTGCCGGGATAGCCTCCGGCCGACCGCCGTACGCGTTGATGATTTCCGAAATCTTGCGCGTCGCGTTGAGCTCGGTGCTGAGATCGCCCGTTGCTTTATCAAAATCGCCGCGCAGTTTGTCTTCTGCGCGCCACAAGCGCGCATCGTCGGCGCCGCTATTGGCACCGCGCATACCGGCAATCGCAAGCCGATTCGCGCGATCGGCTTCGGCCTGATCCTCGCGCGCAGCCTGCCCACTGTAAAGCTGGCCGAGCTGAAGGAAGCGCTCAGCCTGGCGATCCTGTGAGTAGGTCGGATCTTTGACGTACTCGCCAGTCGGGGTGATGTATCCGGCATTGCCAACTTTGAGCGGCTCCTGCGCAGCCATCGCCCGCTTCAAAAACTGAGCCTGCACCGGCTCGAATCGCCGACCGGCGTAGCCGGCCGCAAGCGCGTTGAGCATGGCGCCCTCGCCTTCCTGCGAGCGCTGCTTCGCGTACTGCTGCAAGCCTGACACGTCAGGATCGGCGGCGTACGCGTCAAGGCCACGGCGCGTGAAGTAATCAGCCATTCCGCGAGCTGAGCCAGGCAACACCGCATCGCCCTGCGGGGCGTTGTTGGTTAGCGTGCCGCCAACGCTCGTCCTCGCAGTTGCTCGAGGCAACATGCGCGGTGCAGCATTGCCCGCCACCTGGCGCCGCAAGAGCTCGTCGGGTGTAGCGAACGGGTCGCCTTGGAGCATCGATTCGTAAAAGTCCATGCTGCTCTCCGTCAGTAACCGCTCGAGTACCAGCCGCCGTATCGACTACGCATTTCCTCGTCGTCCTCGGGGATCGGCGCGCTAGGCGTCACCGCGTTGCCTGCGCGGCGCTGTGCCATGCGCTCCTGCAGTTTGCGGATCGCATCGCCCTGCGTCTTGTTGAACTCGCCGTACTGCTGGTCGACTTTGCCCTGAGCCTTGTTTGCCATGAACGCGTTGCCAAGCTGAGCCGCGTACTGCGTCCACGAGGGCGCGACGTAATGCTTGCCAACCATTTCGCCGGTCGGCGTCTGCATCGACTTCTCTCGCAGCGCGTCTACACGCGCCTGGCGGCGAGCGAGCTTTTCCTCGTCGGGCGACATAGCGCCCATCTGCAGCAGGTACTCGAGATAAAGATCGTCATTCATACGTCACCTCAAAAGCCGAACAAGCCGCCGCTTAAAGCACCGGCGCCGAGTGAGAACAATCCGCCCATCAAGTTGTTGGCGCCTGCCTGATTTGCGTTGTACTGCCCGAGCGCGGCGTCGTAACCCATCTGCGTTGCGCCGAGGATGTTTGGCGTCTCGGCGCGGCCAGAGGCGTTGAACGACGGCATCTGCGGCATTCCGACCTGCTGGCCGGTAAGCAGTGCGTTCATTTCGTTGAGCGACATGCCGCGGCGCTGCATCTGCTCGGCGATCGCCTGCTGACGCAGCTGGTTCATCTGGTTGGCGTACTGCTGGTTTAGCGCAAACTGCTGCTGTGCAGCCTGGTTCTGCGCCTGCATGCGGCCAATATCAAGTGCCGAGGCTTGCCCCAGCGCCTGGTTGCCAAACTGCGCCGCGGACAGGTTCTGCCCAAACGCCTGCTGGCTCGCCTGGTTGGCGAGGTTGGCTTGCCCCATGAGCTGCCCGTAAAGCTGCGACTGAGCCTGATTGGCAAAGTTACCGGCGCCCATCGCCTCGTTGATGGCCTGCTGTCGAGAGCCCATTTGCATTCCGTACAGGCGCTGCGCCTCGTTGCCTGCAACATCGAACGCGTTGTAGCGCTCTGCTGCCTGGCGCTGTGCAAGGTCATCAAGCGCGCGCTTGTAGCCTTCCGAGCCGAGCTTAAAGCCCTGATTGGAGAGCTGAGTCTCGAGCTGCTTGCGCGAGTAGTCCTGCTGCGGCTGCATACGCTCAATGAGCGACTGCGCAACCTGGTCGCGGTATCCGCTATCGATCTGTGGCAATGCGGGCGCATTACCAAAATTGACGCCCATCTGCGGGCCGCCAAAGTTAAAGCCGCCAACAGCGCCCTGCGGCGCGACATTGGTCTGCAAGCCCGGCACATAGTCGGCGAGCCCAGTCTGCAACTGAGCAGGCGTGCCGGCAGAGGTCATCGCCGGCAAGTTGTTCCAATCGAACGGCTGACCGTACTCCGAAGCGACGCGGTCCATGAAACCCGAAGCTAGGTCGCTGCGGCCCTGCTGCAGGCCAATCTGCGACTCAAGCGCTGACTGTAGCCCCGGCGCGAGCGTCGTGTTTTGCGTCCACTGCGTGACGTTTTGCCCCGTTGCCGGGTCAATTACGTTTTCGGTGCCCCATGTCGTCGAGCCAAACGGCGTGTTTTGCACAGGCCGATTGGCGTAGTTCTGCATGTTAAGCGCCTCTTTTGAGAGCTCACCCTGCAGCTGCGCAGCGCCAACGTAATCCGGCGGCGGCGGTGCTTTACCCTTACTCATTGCAACGTCTCCTTCAGATATCGGCAGTCTTCGCGGCGCATCTCAAGCAACACGCAATCAACCGTCTCTGCAATCTGCTTAAAGCCAATCTTTT